TGGAACACTCTCGCGGTAAGCGAGAGCGACTGGACTTCTTTCCTCAACTCCGTCCAGGAGTACGCAGGAGAGCAGTTCATGAGCGGCCCCGAAGGGGACAGGGCGCTCTATGAGCGCCTGCTTCGCGCAAGCGGAGTGGAGTTGTCACACCAGACGGCGTAGGACAACCGTCTGACGGCAAGGGTCGAGCCAACGGTAACGAGTGTTGCCTACGGGGTTGGCAAGGCGTGTGACTCTCTCCCTTCCCGCGCACGCACCGGCACACTGACCCTACTCTCGAAGCGAGGAACATGGACGCTGAAACGAGACAGCGGCTCAAGCACGAAATCAGTGAGCGTCAGAAGCAGAAGCGCAAGGAGGATCTGCGCCGGAACAGAGTCACTGACTCTGACCTCACGAAGTCAAGCGCGCGGCATCGCAAGGCGCGGCCCAACAAGTACCTACGAGGTGTAGATGCCTCCTGAAGCCGAGAGGGAGGGACGCGCAAGAGTCCGAGCCACCGAGGGGACGCCTTCGGAGCGGCAGCTAATGACAGACGGCGCTCCCTCCCCCTCTGCTGGCTGACAACGCTTAGTTTCTCCGTGGTCGGAGGTTCGTGGAAGCATCCAAGGCGCATGAACGCTTGTTAACGGCATCAACAGGCGTCACATCCACAGCACGGCACCAACCATGCGTACAGGTGCGGAAACGACAAAAGGCACCCCCGAAAGGGGGTGCCTTTTTTTTTTGTCTTTTTTACGGAAGCACGGACGGCTTAGGCCGAACGCCCTTCAGTCGGACGAAGTGTACACGACTCTTACGCACAAGTCTGGTTCGCACGAACACCCCGTCACCATCGGACTGGCTACCAGCTTCACCAGAAGAGGTGTTACCCTCCACTGTTCGCAGCAACCAGCTACCGGCAATACGGATGCTCAAACATCGAACTACAAACCCTGTGTGGTCGTCGTACTTTCCATCCCCATCCAAGTCGAAGAGTACAACGTCTCCCCGTAGCGGACGGTCTACTTGTGTACCTTCAGAACGCGCCCAGGTATCGAAGTCCTCAACACCTGCGGTACGGCGAATGTCGTAGCCTGCCTGTCGGAAGCACCACACTACGAAAGCCATACACCACGGCCAGCCGGTTCCGCTGAGCCAGGTGGCTCTCTGGTACTTCTCTACGTCAGGGCCACGGTTGTTGCCGCCCTTCTCGCGTACACCACGCTTTGCTTCACGGAGCGCCCAGCGAAGGGCTAGCTCTCTGTAGGAGATTAGCTTCATGCTTACTCCTTTTCAGCCTTACCTGACTTCTTTCCGTTGATGTAACCGAGAGCGCCACCAAGCGCCATCGTCAGGATAGGTGCCACAATAGCGCCGTCCACTACTCCGACAATCGCAAGCACCGTAATGCTCACGATAACGGAGATAGCTAGCAGCGTCTGGTGGAGAGACAGATCACGCATCGGAACCCCTTACATCATTCTAGGTAGTCCGCCGCCTCCGCCTCTCATTCCGCCACCTGGTGCGCCGCCGCCCATACCTGCGCGCATCAGAAGCTGACGAAGTAGAATGCGGGGGTCGTTGACTCCCTGACCCTTAGCATAGTTAGCGAATGCGCCTGAGACGTTCTTGTATGCCTCACGCGGATCATCGCTCATACCACCAAATAGTCCTTCAAAGTCGCCACCGATCATCGCTGCGATGGCCTTGTACTTCGCCAACTGCTGCCGTGCAAATGCCTCAGCACGCCGACGCATTTCAGCGTCAACATGATCTGGCTCTAGCCCGTCCTCCTGTAGCGCTGCACGAGTGCGTGCCTGCTGTACAGTCGGAGTGATGTACGCTGCTGGTGGCTGAGAACTCTGGATACCAAGCGCCGCTGCTAGAGCAGCTGGTAGCGCTCCTGTGCCCGTACCCCCTCCTGGTACTACAGGGCCTCCGTATGTCCCGGTTCCGCGTAGCGCCCCGCTAAACACACCAGCCATCGAAGGACGCACAGGCAGACGGGCAGTATTAGGGTGCCCTAGTCCATCCTGCCACCAACGATCACGCTGCGCCCCATAAGGAATATTCATATGTCTCCTACCTTAGATTTGCGAGCGCCCAACGATAGTACGCCGCCATAGCTGGACTCGGGCCAGATACGTCTAGCCCCTTACCTAGCCGTCGTCCCTGGAACATACCTGGGAACAGCTGATAGTGGAACGATCCGTCTACATGGTTACCGTCCACCGGATCAGAGAACGGATTTTCACCAGGACGCAATCCCATCTGACGAGCCTTCTGGATAGCCAGGATCATCGCCTTAGGGTTGGTCACTGAGAGGTGAACGTGGTCGGAGTGGTTCCCGATACCTCTAGGACTGAAGCGCCCATTATCCCACTGGCCGATAGGGTCGTAGAAGGCCTCTGCCAGCGCTCCCTTGTACTTACCAGGGGTCACCGGCCCTGGGCCTCTCGGCCCTGGATCCATAGTCGGCTCTGTAGCGCCCCCTTCTGCCCCGAGACCGCTTGGAAGGTCACCAAAGGTGTCCTGGGCTGCCTTCATGTTCTGACGAGCCAGAGCGAGGCCTAGGAGCGTTCCTGGGGGCATCATCCCGCCGTTCTGAGCGGCTGAGAAGAGAGCACTCATTAGAGCCTGTCTGAACTGGCCTGAACTACTTGTTAGCTCTTCGATTGACCGAGGCTTCTGAGGCTGCTGCTGGAAGCCCGTCATAGAGGTAGGCTTGGCAGCCGGTGAGTGTGCGCCACCACCAGGAAGGACAGGCTTTAGACCTCCCAACTCCTGGTAGTACTTGGACACATTTCGCGTCCAGTTGGAGTTCAGATTAGTTGGGTCGTTACCAGCGCCAACTGGTGCCCACTTACGCTGAATCTCAGGGATCGTATCAAGTCCCTGACTGGTGTAGCCCTTGTACAGGCCCCTAGCTACGGTGTTGATTGAATCTTCCCACGAGTTGAAGGGAATGTGCGGCCCCCAACCGAATGGGTTGTGGATTCGCTGCGAAGGGCCATAGGTGCCGAAGCTGCTTTCCGCCCCGGAGATTGCGACTAGGAGGCGGGGGTCAATGTTGTACTTTCGCGCTGCGTTTACAAACACATGACCGAGGCCCGCCATAGGCGAACCCTTGCGCTTGAGATAAGCATTAAGCTGCTGCGGTGTTACAGCCAACATTCACCCCCTTAGCCTAGATTGATCTTCGGTAGATAACGCTTCGGCTGGTAGTTCTTCCCGCTGAACCCACGACGAGGCGAAGGCTTGCGAGGTAGACCAGCCTGTGTACGGATTACTTCGTTGATGGTTCGCTCAAACGCTGTCAAACGCGGTGGCTGGTACTTACGCGGACGGGACTTCGGCGGAAGCTTGATCCCCTTCTCACGACGGTACAACTCAGCCGCCTTGTTAGGCGAGAAGCGCTTGATCGGCACACCAAGAAGAGAACTGATGTGCTGCTCATGATCGCCCTTGAATAGCAACGGCGAACGCACGCGACCCTTCTCGTCTAGCTTTGGAGCAGGTACACCCTGGACGCTCAACTGAATCAGTCGTGCCCACGGAGTATCGCCAATAGCTCGCTGAGCTACCGCTCCTGCCCAACCACCACGAGAGCGATCTACCGGCGCTCCTGAGAGAACTGACCTTCCGGTAGTCCACTCCATGAATCCGGTAAGCAGCGGGTTAACCTGACCAGCTACAGCTTCGTTAGGCCGGGTACCCGGTACGCCCGCCACTGACCCGACAGCATCGAGGATGCCAGGGATGGCAGCGTATGGGTTAAGGCCTGCTGTGCTTACAACGCCAACACGCTTGAAGGGATCCTTCGGATCCTTCTCTCCGCCCTCAATGCCGAGCACTGACAACGGAAGCGATGCCTTCATCCAGTCAGGGATATGCTCCCCTAGGAACTCTTCAGTCTCGTCGGATCCCTGCTGTCCTAGCCGAACCATGATGGCTGCCTGAACAGGTCGCTCAGAAGCCATAGTCCAAGCATGGCGCATGATCGCACGATCCCATCCATAGAACGGCACCACACTCTTCAGAAGCTTCTCGCCCCTGGTGAAGTGGGTGTACTGTCCTAGGATGTCGTTGACCTTCTCTACTACCCAATCGCGTACCTCTGGCTCCGCGCTGATTAGGTCAGCGGTTTCCTTGTGCGCGTCCCGTCGAGAGATACCAGGGGTGTTCGCTCGAACGTAGTCGAAGAACTCCTTGTACATCGGGTGACGGGTAATCAGGTAGTTGATCGCCATTCGTCGCGGTACGGTGTCTGAGGCGAAGCCGGTAGCGCCGTACAGACCGCCCTTGGCGATGTCTGCTGCGCGGCCTGCCTTGCCGTACTTGTTACCCAACTCCTTGGCGATGTCACCACCAAAGCCCTGGGTTGCAGCTAGGTACCACTTGTCGATCCAGTCGCCGGTAACCTTCCGCATAGCGCGGTCGATTTCCCCTGCTGCCTGTCGAGCAGCCGCCTCACCGTACATATCACGGATGGCGTGGTAGAACCCCTTAGAGGTTGCTACCGGATTAGCCGACATAGCGTAGAGGATCGAGTTACCTACTACGTTGTTGACGAAGAAGCGGGGCACGGTAGCCAGCACCAGCCACTTCCACACCTTGGTTGGCGTCTTGTATAGAGCGTTCAACGCACGGTGGGTATTAGCAGCTTCGTTCAGCCAGTCCTCAAGCGACTTGGTACGCATAACGTAGTAGTTGCCCTGACCGTCGCGTAGTGCCTGACGTGGCTTGTCGATGGTGATGCGCTTACCGTAGCTCTTGATCCACTTAGAGAACTCTTCAGGAGAAGTGTCCTTTGGGAACTCAAGAGGCCCTGGATTCTTCCGCATGAAGATCCAACCCTCGGCAAGCTGCGGTCTCCCGTGCTTGTCACGCTTCATGCGGTCGTAGTTAACCTTCATCGCACGCTCGTAAGCGAGCGGCCGAATGTGTGCGTCCAGCTGTGTGGCAATAAACTCAGGGGTGTGCTTAGGATCCTTGAAGAGGTGACGCGCTGCGATCATCTGTCGGCGGAACATCGTTCCCGTCGCAACCTCACGGTCAGAACGGTTACGCGCCAGCCAACGCTCGTGACGCCCGACATCGGTTAGATCCCGGAGTGCGCTCTTCTTAGTTCCAAACAGGTTAGGTACCAGCTTAGCTAGGCCGTCACCGGCCTTCTCAAACCCCTTCTGTCGAACACGGATTGCTGGGTTTGCTGAGTAGTGCTTGTAACCCTTAGGAGCGCCCCATACTGCGTCTAGCGTGCGGGTCTTAGGCTCGAACGCCTTAACCGCGCGTGATGTCTTGCTTACCAGACCTACAGTAGATGCGCCCTTGATCGCTAGCCCTGCGCCTCCGAACGCCATCGCTGGTACAGCAACAGCATCCAGGATCGGCGCTAGCGGGTGTTCGTAGACACGCTTACCGAACTCGCCAAGGTTACCCTTGATAAGCGGAGAGTAGGTGTACTCAAACGAGTGCCACGCATCGCCACCCATCTTCTTGAAGCCAGAGAAGTCGCCCTGTACGGCTCCGCCTACCGACTTACCAAGCTGTACACCAGCCATTGGTAGCCCATAAGCGAAGTCTCGCGCGTCCTTCAGGATGTTGACAAAGAACCCACCTACGCCACCTGGCTTCTTAGGCTGGATAGGGGTGATTCGAGAGAGGGGACGGTACTGTGGGATGTTAAAGGATCCCGACCATCCCCCCTTCGAAGATGTACGGGCAAATGTGTTCAGCTTAGGCGGCGTGTATGTCGCCATTTGCCCTCCTTACTGCTGTCGCTGTTGGTTCTGCTGGTTTCGTAGCCGTAGACGACGAAGCGCCGCCTGGATGATAGGCATAGCCATACCGCGCATAGCAGGGTTAGACCCGGCTGCGTATCCAATCGACACAAGGTACTTACGCACCGCATCCCACGCCTTGTTAGGGTCGTTGTAGAGCGATGCACCCTCGCTGTCGAGTACGTTAGCTACCGCCTTGTCGATCAACTGTCCCTTCTGTGAAGGGTCAAGCTTCGCCCACGGAGTGAACGTCTGTGGCTTCTTGTTAGCCTGCTGCAACGAACGCATCCAGTAGTCGGCCTGCGCCTCGTTCATGCTCAGCGCTCCAAGAGTCTGAAGCATCGCCAGGTTGTTGCTGAAGCCCTGCTGACCTAGCCCCTGGTTGTACTGCATCAGGCCAAGCTTGCGTGCCAACCGCTGATCTTCGATGTCCGCATTACGGCCCATGAAGTCGAGCTTGTACTGGTTCTCCAACGCTCCCTGCTCTCCCAGCATCTGGAGTCGCTGCATCTGGAGCATCTGAAGGAACTCATTGTTAGCAGCTTCAGCCTGTGACACCAACGAGGCCTCTTCGCGCATTAGCTCAGGGCCAAGTGCTGAGAAGTATCCTTCGTCTGCCGAACCCAACTGACGCGACATCGCTGCCGCCGCCTGGGTTGCGTTACCGATCATTCCAGACCCTGGGTTGGCTTCGCCACCTAGAGAGCTAATGATGTCGGCTCCAGACTCAGAAATATCCTCCATGGTGTCCTCGGCGTTCTTCTTCGCCTTACCTTCCGCCGCTTCCGCGCTCTCACGAATTGCGCTGTAGTCACCACGAATCGAGTCTACTGTGCGGCTACCTCCACTAGAAGCGTTCGCAAGTAGCCTATTCAGTTCCGAGAGCGGCGCAGAAAACTGCTGCTGTGCCATCTGCTGCGCCATACTTAGTGGGAACAGATCCGCACCATCGTCGTACATTCCGAGACCGATAGGCTTCATTCCTAGGCCACCTAGAAGCTGGTTCAGCAGCGTTGACATAGGATCGTTACGTCCTGGGCCACGCTGTTGCTGCTGCCTCTGGTTTCTAGGCCCTGGGCCTGTTGGCCCTGTTCGCGGCCCTGTAGGTGAATAAGGCTGCTGATTGTTTGGGCCAGTCTGCGGCTTTGGCTTAGACGGAGTGGTTCGAGTTCCCCATAGGTTAGGCCAATCAAAGCCCAACTTCGTCGGCTGGTCGAATCCCTCACGTTCACGTCGGCTGCTTCCAGGCGGGCCAGTACCTAGTGTTCTAGCCCCTCTAGGGAAGTTAGCTTCCTGGAACGCTCGGCGCTGGGCAGGAGTAGCGCGCTGCCACTTTCTACGCCATTCCTGCTGCTGCCAATAAGGAGCCTGGTTGAACTTAGGATGCCCCGGAGGGTACACGGCCCATGAGTACCCATAACGTGGTGCTGCCATTAACCCTCCTTGAGATTATCGGCCATACAACTGCGGGTGATTCATACGCGAGTAGTTATCCTGCTGTAGAGGATTCACGCGCTGTTGCTGCTGCGGATTAGGCTGCTGCATCTGCTGTGGAGCCTGTACAGGTGCTGGCGCAAAGACGCGCTGCTGCGGTGCAGGCTGAGGTGCCACTGTTCTAGTCTGCGGCTGGGTTGCCGCGTTTGGAACGTGATGCGTCGGCATACCCGGATCCGGCTGGACAAAGTGCGGCGGATAATCCGGCGCAGTTGTTGGCGCAGGTGATGGTGATGGGTGCGGAATGTTTGACATACTCTGAGCACGCATAGCTGCCTTCGCTCGCTCAGCATTAATCAACGCCATTTCGTAGTCGATAGCCGCACTACGCTGCTGTTCCAAGTAATCGGCTAGCTGCGTAATGAGACTCTGACCGAGGTCAGCCCTACGTCCACCATGTACGAAGTTAAGCGCGTTCTGGTTCTGTGCAGCAAGACCGCCCTTTAGCCCTCGCTCGATCATCTGCTCCTGTAGACCACCGTGTTCCATAGCGTGCTGTCGCCGCTGTAGCTGGAACAGACCGTAAGGGTTCTGAGCGTCAACGCGGAGACCTGTGTATTCTCCGGTGCCCTGTGGTACCTTCAACTGCTTGGTTCCGGTGATCTGCCCCTTACTGTTCTTTACCTGCTTCGTCATTTGCACGTCGAAGTCAGCTGTGTAGCCATACTGTCTAAGTAGGTCTGTTCGCATACGCTGAAGCTTGATGATCGCCTGCTTGTACGCGCGCTGCGCCAGGGCCTTACTTGAGTAGGCTTCAATTCCACTACCGCCAACAAGTACCATAGCGCCTCCTTACCAAGACCAGATGTAGGCTGCGCCGACACCACCAACGCCACCGGCTCCGCCAGTTGCACCAGAGCCTCCGCCGCCTCCACCGCCGCCGTGAGTACCTCCTGCACCACCAGCGCCACCAGTGCCAGCAGTTGAACCTCCACCGCCTCCACCACCAGTACCGCCCTTAGTAGAGTCACCGTTGGTACCAGCAGTACCAGCAGCGCCTGTACCAGCACTTCCCGCTCCACCGCCACCTGCGGTGTATGAGCGTGTTGCACCACCAGCGCCACCAGTAGAAGCGTTAGCGTTGTTACCCGCGCCTGCTCCACCGCCACCGCCGCCGTACATTGATGAACCACCAGCAGTACCGTTGTTACCAGACGCACCGCCGCCACCGGCTCCACCGCCCCACTCAGCGCAACCACCAGCAGCGTTAACGTTTCCGCCAGCACCACCGCCAGAAATCATCGCGCCGGTTGATAGGCCGGTTGGGTACGGAGCACCACCAGCAGAAGCCGCTGTAGCGCCGATTGCTCCAGCGCCCATTGAGCCGCCTCCACCGCCACCACTGTTGTTAGCAGCAGATGAGTGCTTACCTGCGCCACCGCCAAAAGCGGTCAGCCACGAGCCGAAGGTTGTGTTACCTCCTGCACCACCATCGCCACCAGCAGCGCCCGCAGTACCGCCAGCACCGACAGTTACTGTTTCAGTAGCACCTAGGGCAGAAGCCAGGAACACCTTGAACACACAGGCTCCACCGCCGCCTCCAGAGTTACCAGAACCACCACCAGAGCGGCCTCCTGCGCCGCCTCCACCGCCACCGAACAGCTTAACTGCAACGAACTTAACGTTCGCAGGCTTAGTCCAGGTGTCAGGCCCAGCAGCTGTAAATGCTACCGCGTTGGTGTGGATTCCCGCAGATGCGGCAATAGTGATGTCAACCTCTTCGTTACCCGCATCGTCAGCGACGGTAAGAGTAATGTTACCGCCCTCAATAAGGTTAAGCGCACGACGGGTGCCTACTAGGACTCCCGCCTTGCGGACAATGGTGCGCGCTGCTGCACCTAGGTTAGTGCTCGCAAGATTCAGCTTAGAATCTAGGTCGTCTACAAAGTTGTTGAACCCGAGACCAGAAGGAGCATCAGCCGTGGTGTCGTACTTAGGGAACGAGAAGTTGGTACTTGGAGTACCAGTAATATCAGCAGGCATTCAACCCTCCTATACGGCCTGGAAGTAAACGCCGTCGAGACAAACGTTGGCGTTGTTAGATGGATTCTGTGGTGTAACTGTGCCGTCAGAGTCGATGTCTAGTCGCCCAACAGCGTTGTTTGAAAGTACAACCGTGATTACGTCAGACGCAGGGCGAAAACCAGGCGGTAGTGTGAAAGCAGAGCTACCCACCGCGCCTGACTTGATTACCCCTCGAAAGTGGATGAACCCAAATGGATCCCTCCAGTATCCGGCTGCGTGATAGGGGCTACCGTAGTTAACCCACGCATTGGTATACGCAGGCGCTCCAGCAGCCCCTACCGTTACGAAATTAGGAGTCGGAACCGTAAGCTTGTCCCGGATGGTCAAGTTGTTTAGTGCTACCAGGTCGCTAACCGCTAGATACTCCAGATGCTGATTCGGAGTACCTTCGATGATGTCCCTGACGATCTTAACCAGGGTAGTCATATCCATGTTTGCAAGCGCACCTGAAGCCTGCTGACCCACAGACATTTATACCCTCCCCGGACGTAGTAGCTTGTATGTGATTCCGTATGGCCCCAGCGTCAGTCGGTCAATTGCTGACGACGACTGGTACAACCTGAAGTGGATGTGCTGTGACTTCTTTGAGAAGCGTGCTCGCTTCGGAACGTACACCGCTTCCACGATGTCATCCCAGGTAGCGAACGCTGCCTTGAGAGCATCCCAGGTCGTATACGTCTGTGAGATTGTCTCCCACGTCGGTACCGAACTTACGAACTCAGTTAGGAGCGTGCTTCCGATGTTGTTAAGTCCAAGCACAACATCACACTTGATCGAACCGCCAGCTACCAAGTAATGTACGGCCAGCTGTCTGAATCTCTTGAGCCGCATGGCATCGCCCGCGTTGAACTTCTTAGACTCAAAGAAGAAATCAGGGCCGGTAGTACCGCCGTCACACGCGAAGGCGTCCACGCCCTCGGAGTCGAACAGGTCGTCGGTGTCACACACACGAACCTTGGTGCTGTCGTTTGCGATGTACCAAACCTGCTTACCCTCACTCGCTGGAAGCTGTACAGCCCCGCGAATGTTGAGATTGGTAGCCATGGTTACCGCCTGGGTTACCATGTTAATCAGGATTGTCCAGCGCGAAGGAGTAGACGAAACGTTACCCTTAATCACTGGAATTGTAGGGTCAAGATCCTCGATGAAGAGGATGTAGTGGTCACGAGCAATCATTGAGTACATGCGGTATCTGTCAGGATCGAATGATCTGACTGAGTTCTTCCACACATCGCCCAACTTCGCTGCGGTCAGGTTGTGTACCTGAATACCGTCGTAGAAGTGAATACCGTCACGACCCGCCCAAATAGCTCCACCGCCGTATGGCTGCACCGACATACCCGACAACACACCATCGTCGTGAATCTTCTTCACAGAGAAGGACTCACGGCTAGAGCCGTGGATCGCAAACGCTTCATCTTCCTTCAACACCACAAGGGAGTTGTAGGCAGGTACAAGCGCGCGAATCGGCTGGTTGACCATGGTAGTCGAGCTAATCTCGATCCAGTCTCCATCTGCGGTAACATCAAGTGCCTCAGGGTCAGCTGGATCAGAGAACCATACGCGGAAGGTCTTTTCGTGCTGTGCGCCACAGTTGGCGTACCACTGACGCTCTGCGTACACCGCTGATAGAAACCCAACCTTGCTTGAGTTGCTAAGGTTGTTAATCGACCAGTCACCATCAGCCTTCAGTGCAACGTACTTCTCGTCCGCCATCGCAATAGCAGCGTTAGCGGTAAGCGTCAGGCTAATTTCTGAAGTTACGGCCGATACCTTTCCAACGTAAGCCATATCGCTGGCGCGGTAAATCTGCCAGGTACCAGAGTTAAGGCCCTGCGACTGGAACTTGGTAGCACCACCTGACACAGTAGTTGAGTCAGTAGCGCAGGTGATTCGACCAGTCATTACCTTCGGGTACAGCCCACGAATAGACTGGAACGTTCCAGAGAGCGCAGTGATCGCATACGGTGAAACGTTGGTCAGAGTTAGCTGGGTGCCTGAGTTGATCTGCTTTACACACCCGATCAAGGTAGAGGTGTAGCCTTCGTCAGTGTTGGCGAATAGCCACATACCTGGAGACACATTGGTATCGAAGCCAGTACCTGTAACGGTAGCCGACCCTCGGGTAACGGTTACGTTCACGGTGTAGTTGGCCTTGTTACCTCCGCGCCAATACGCGATTCCCTGCTCCACGCTGCCGATGTCGTAGACGTTGGTTACACCAACCAAGGTGCCGCCTGTTAGCGCTGCCTTCGCATCCACATAGCGGTACGCTGTCGCCTCCGCTGACGGATCGGTTGGTAGCGCATTAGGCCACGCTAGGTCAACAATTGCACTCTTGTCGTCAGAGAGTACCGAGAAGTACCCGTTTGCGGCATTCCCGGTCAAGACCGCGTAACGTGTTGCGCCCTGGGGGTTGAGTGTAACTACGAACCCACTGCCCTTGCGTGAGAAGGTAGCTACACCCAACGCACCCTTAACAGGCCCACGTCGTCTGATACGCGCAGGATAGTCTACAAGCCCGTCCTGAATGTACCGAGCTTCCGTATCATCCAGTTCCTGTGCGGGAAGCGCGAGATTCATGCCGCCTGGAGCACCAGGGAAAGTCTCCGTGATGATTCCGGCCAACGCGCACCTCCTTACAGATTATCGTCTGTATCGAAAACGTGAATGTAGTCAGGGCTGTCGTACTGACGCGCCCATAGATCCTGACGCATATCGTTCATGCGCTTCTCGAAGTTACCCTGGAAGCGCTGCGCTAGCTCAATATCATCTTCCATGTCGTACAGCTTCCAGAGCGCCCCTAGAAGGATCGCTCGATGATGCCGTGCCGGAATGATGATGCCAGCTTCTGCTGTTCCGCTGGTTACCGCCGCAGGGGTGTGAATGTATCGCATTCGAAGCAGGCCGGTAGCCGCCGCTGGAATACGAACGAACTTCATGCTCCCTGCTAGGAAGTAGAACGCATAGGGATCGCCCGCCTCGGTCAACTCCGTAGCGAACATTTCCTCTGCGTCGTCCAGGCGCATGTATGGGATCCGAAGCCCGTTGTCGATTCTAACGACCTTCAACGCGGCCCGGAAGTCCGATGGGAAGTTAGACGGTGTGGCACTTGAGCCATCGAAGTTCAAGTCAATTGACTTCTCTAGGAACGGCCAAGGCTCACGACCACAAATCTCCCAAATTGAATCGTTGATAACGGACACCTTACGAGCAGTGCTAGTATCGGTGAAACCGTGATCCCCCAATTCGCTGATTAGGTCGCTTACTGAACTCATTACTGAATACCTGTCCCTGTGCTAGGTACATAGATAGATCCGGTAGTCGGATCAAGGTACATGCCCCACTGTGGTAGCGGAATGTAGCCTGAGTGAGGCAGGAAGGCGTCACTTCCACCTAGGGACTGTCCTGGAACACCTCCTGGTGGGAGGTTAGACTGGCCTGGGATGTGGTTCTCCTGGTATGGAGGTGCAATCCCGCCTCCTGGCTGCTGCCTTGGAGTACCTGTCGGGATGCTAAGAGTTCCGCCTGGGGTGCCTCCGATGTCCCCAATACCTGGAGGTAGAATCGGACGGCCTACTGGTGCGTCAGGACGCGGAAGAGTCGGCATACCTGGGATAGGCTCACCTGGGTTATTACTATGCTCTCGTACCCCTGGTACTCCTACTCCACCTGGGCCTAGAGCCTGCATCAAGCTCTGCCCGTAGTTAGGCATCGGGCGCGTATACTGCGGCCCCTGCATTCGTCCTAGGAACCGTGCGACCGGATTACCGCCGAATCCAGCGCCTGGGCCTGGGGCCATTCCCCCGCCACCAAGGAGGCGCTGCAACAAGCGCTTCTGCCGCTCGTTACCAATCCTAGGATCGGCAAATGGTGTGCTAAGCATTAATCCTTCTTTCGGTACTTACGGTTCTTAGGATGTAGGTTACGGTAGCTAGTTGGAAACGGATTGAATCCCTGATTGCGGAAGCCTGATACCAGCGCATCTGCCATCATCGCGTCCGCTTCCTCTGCCTGATGTCGTCGTTCGCGCTCTAGCGCGTCATTACGGGCCTGAATCTGCTTGAAAATCTTGACTCCGTGGCGTCGAACATCAGAGTTGTAAAGCTTGCGTGTTAGCTCGTCGGGTGCAGGGAGTCGAGTGCCTAGCCCCAAAACAGGGAACGGCTCGCCCATAGGCCCGTCCTTAAGGAACACAATCCACTCACCTGTATCCTGTCTACGTCCTAGGATCAAGTCAGGATCGTATTCATGGATTGCCTTCGCTGCGGCGCGTTCATCGGTGCCGGATACCCCTACTCCAGGTAGCCAAAGAGCGCCTGCTGGAATCTCAGGCTGAATCATGCCCCTCCTTAGAAGTAAAGCGGGGGCAGCACTAAGGCTGCCCCCACACAGTACGGCTTAGAAGCCAGTGTCGGTCAACCCGCTCATTACGAGCGAAGTGTTGCGACGGTCTGTTCCAAGGTTCGCGTAGCGGAATAGTACCGCCTGGAACGCATCGTAGTCTGACACCCATCGGATAGTCAGACCATCACGGCTTAGGAAGTCCCAATCAGCCGGTGAGAACAGTCTAAAGTGCTTCTTGTGTACGAAGTGCAGCTTGCCCCACGGGTGTAGACGATCCGCAAGCAGGCGTAGGTTACCGCCACCTGCGTTGAAGGTGATCGCCTCGAAGCCACCGCGAAGAGTCTCGCTGTTCACGAAGCGTACATTGGTCTTGAAATCGTCGGTCTCGAAGAGACGACGAACTAGACCAGGAGTGGTAAGCACTGCCATCTGGTCAGAACGACCACCCGCGTTGTTAACCTTGTTCCAGTTCACCATCAGGTTGCTCAGTGAGAGCGCCCCACCAGTGGTGTCACGAAGGTTATCCCAAATGCGGTTACCTGCTGACGCCGCGTTTAGGTTTCCAACGGTGTTGGCTGCGGTTGGAAGGATCTTCTCCAGACCAGCGTCCATTTCGTAAACAGTTGCGGTGCTTACGTTACCAGATCGGTAGATACGGTGAGACGAAGAAGTTGTAACCGCAGCACCGCTAATAACGATCTGCGAGTTAGCTACGTCAACGTCGGTAACCTCACGACCAATCGCTACTGCCTGAGCATCAGCAGTGGTGCCGATGTCAATAACCATACCAACGTAGATGAAGCCCTTTGACAGAGCCTCAGCGCTGGATAGCGTTACAGTAGTAGACGCAGTGGTGGTACCACATGTAGCGATAACACCAGTGCCTGGGCCGTATAGCTGACGCGCGAAGTCAAGCATCACGTCGTCCTTAATACGGGTAAGTTCTTCCTTCAGCGCCTGAGCGAACGCACCAGCGCTGCTCTTGGTCTTACTGATAGAAGGCCCTGATACCTGAATACGAGCGTAGTGGTACTTTAGGTCGTATTCAAGCTGCTTGTAACCCTGATTACCCGCAGAAGGTAGCTGGATGTTCTCACCACGCGAGCCGATTCCACCGGAACGGGCCGAGTGTAGCGGGATAACCGCCTTGAGACCTTCCAGGTTTTCTGCATCCATCGGAAGAAGCTGGGTGATTAGGATTTCGTTGTTAAACTGATCCTGAATCGGCCCAATGTAAAAGTTCTTCATGATGTTAGTCAGGGTTGTTAGGTTTGCACCTGCCATGACTAGTTGCTACTCCCTGGTTGAGAGAATTACGGATTAGTCAGCCAGTTCCAGCATTCGTAGGTGCTCCATAGCAGCGTCGTGAGCCGTGTCCAGATCCCCAAACTCCTGAGGCTGGGTGGTCAACGTTCCGCCACCTGGCATCGACTGAATCCCTGCTGAGCCTACCGCGCCCTGCTTCTTGTCGAAGTAACGATTCATTCTCTCATTGAAGATTTCATCGTAACGCTTCTGAGCCTGAAGCAGATTGCCTTCGTAGAAGCTGGCAAGCTCGTACACCGCGTCCATATCGGAGTCGGTGTAGTGAGGGTTGCTCTGTCGAATCATCGCATCCTGGCGCTGTAGTTCGCCTACAAGCGCCATCTGTAGCTGTTCTGCCTGCGCTGCCTGTTCCCGCTGCGAGTGGTAGCTCTTTAGCTGCTCCAGCTCCTGGCGAAGTCCAGTTAGCTCCTGGGCCACAGGTGCTAGTTCTGGATCTGCCTGAAGTGCGGCAAGAGGGTCATTCGCCATCTGCTGACGCTGAACCTCCTGAGAGGCTACGGCTTCCGCCTGCTGCGGGGTCAAGCCCAACTGCTCCAGTCCTACGCTAAGTTCCTGGTGGAGTGCCATCCAGTTGTTAGGATCCTGAAGCGACTGGTAGAGTTCGACGGCCTCCTGGAGAGTTCCAGGGTCGCCAAACTGCTCGTAGACCCTAGCTCGCTCTGCGAGTTCCTGAGTCTTACGAGTGTAGTCGCCCTGGAAGGACTTGTAAGCGGTCTCGATTGCCTGTCGAGCATTCGGATCGGTTACACCTGCCAGGAGCGAGTTGAGGTCGGCGCGCGTAAAGGTGTCCTGCTGCGGAGTAGGCTGAAGAGCAGGCTGCTCTGAAACAGGCTGCTGCTCACGAGGGGCGAAACGGCCAGCTTCGTCCCTTGCCCAATTCCGCTCGTTGGTTGCACCATACGTCTGATCCGCTACCTCGCGGGGAGCCGGTGTCTGAGAAGTTTGAGGGCCGGTGGTCTGCTCTGCAATCAGAGTGTCAATACCGCCAGCGTTGTCAATTGCTTCTGCTGCACCTGCAACATCAATGTCGGCAATTCCGCCTGACATTTTACCTCCATGGTCGGTGGAGTCCCTAACGGGTTATTCCACATGGCGTGGAAGTGCTCTAGGCGCTTCCACGATTTCAGCATCAATAATCTCTTCCTGACGCATAGCACTGAGAGCCAGTGCCTGCTGCAACACCGGAGCAAGCGCCTCGCGCATTTCTTCCGGTGATGGAAGAGCTAGTCGATGCTCAGTACGACTGGTAGCCAGCCCCTTGATTACCGATAGCTTATCGGTCAAGGTTCCAACTACTGCGTTTAGTTCACCAACCTTCGCATCCGGCAACTTCTCTTCGATCATGAGAAGCGCCTTGTTTCGGACGCGCTCAGCGTCGTTAACGAAGGTGTCGATTGCTTCACTCACCTCTTCGTCTACCGGAGGGCCGGAACTCTTCCATTCATCCCGCCAGCGGCGAAGGGTGTTCACAGGAATGTCTAGTTCCCGTGCAGTTCTCTTTAGGTTGTCTCCGTTCGCCTTAAGCTGAACGTAAGCGCGGGCCTTTTCTTCAGGTGTGTAGGATGGTCTACCCGCCAAGGTAACCGCCTCCCGACAGACGAGCAATAAGCGTCCGCAGGATTTCCTGCATCATAGCTGCCCGATTTTCGCCCGCCAAGCCAATGTCTGCCTTCATCAGGTCAAACGGGGACTGGTTATCTCGCCCAAACTTAGGCCCGAACATATCAGGACGGAAGTCCTGGAAGCCAACTGGTAGCTCCTGCTGGGTATTCAACCACCAGTCACGATGTTCACGAGCAGCACGACCCTGATCGTAAACTGCCCACAAGTGCCCATCCTCTAGCTTGTGCTTCATGAATGGATCACGAGACCGAGGACGCGGAGCCTTCTGGCCGGTAGGCTGTGTGCCACCTCGACCACCAGCCAACTGTCGGATCATCTCCTGAAGGATAGGCTGCGCGTGAGGTGGTGGAATCACGCCACCAGCAGAGGTTCGCGTTGGTCGCTTAGGAAGCGCGCCCCAATTCTCAATATTAGGCCCTGGGCCGTAAGCTTCCTGAAGCATATTCGGATCTACTCGCTGTACCTTAGTAGGTAGCCCCTGCTTCTGTAGCCACCGATCCATGATGCGCTGACGCATCTTGTGGGCACCCATATCGAAGCCCTGACCAGTCGCCTGATCGACAAAGACGTTCTGCTTCTGATCCCAATTAGCAACGATAGCGCCTTCGTTCATCAGCCAGTCGTTCTCTCGATGCTTGGCGATACCAATGTCGGAGAACATCTGCTCAGGCGTCTGACGGTTAGAGTTCAGCCGCATTGAAGAGCCGAAGATGTCTGAGATAGGACTATGCCCACCAGAAGCGGCCAATGCCGCCTGGGTACTATTGCTTAGGCTTTCGCCTTCCAAGGTACGGCCATACAGACGCTTATTACGCTGCCAATCGGAAAGTCCCTGGCGCGCCTTTCCAGCCAAGTCCACATGGTCAATAAGATTACTGTCCCCGAAATCCTTGTAGATGCCTTCATCAATTCGATCCGGGTTCTTAGCCACCACTTCAGGAATCAGGTAGTCAGGCGCTAGGGTGTCTCCCCAGCCCATCTTGGTCTGCTTGTAGTCCTGGAACCACCGCTTGGTAGCGGCGCTGATCTTCGGCTTAGGTTGTGGCCCACGACCACCCTTAGGCCCCGGTACAAAGGCTGTAGCAACGTCGTAAGGCGACATCCCTAGCAACCATGGTCGAGGCTTAAGTGCCTGCCGCTGGACACGTCGCAGACCTGAATCGTACTGATCTTCTAGCTCGTCTGGAAACGCCTGACGCGCAGCTAGCTCAAGTGCTCGCTTCTGGCGGTCACCATCGGTTAGCTTACGCTGGTAGCGTGTTCCATCCGGCCCTAGGAAACCCTGGTAGCCTCTAGGGGTGCGTGCTGGCTCAACGCGACCGGAACTAAGTCCTCTACGTCGAGCCAGCATCGCGCTAGCTACAGTGGGAACGGGAGCGGCGCGTAGAGCCGCATTAACGAATCTACTTACCACCACTCCCTCCCGGATTAGGTCTGTTCATCTGCTTTACTCGCGCTCGATGCTGTTCGTCAGCACGACGCTCCTGGTTCTTAACGCGCTCTTCGTCCATCTTGGCACGTCGCTGAGCCAAAGTCATATCGGCTGCTGCACGAGACATCTTCTGCGCGTGCTCGGCAGATTGCATTTCCATCGCCATCAACCGCTCTTCATCTTCGAGAGGATCGTTGCCCGCCGAATCCATATCCGGCTTGTCCACAGAATCGTAGACAGCTGTCTCCAGAGGTGGCTCGGTAACCTGCTCGTCAGATACGTTAATACCTGCGCGGCGCAGTGCCTCGCCCATAACCGGAGCGGAAGTGGTCGAACGTGCGTTAATGCTGATCTTCGGAAGTGACTTCGGATCTGGTGGGGTCTCGCCCTTAACAGCCTCAGAAGTCAAACGGTAGTGGGTCATAAACTGCTGCTGGGCTTCAGGTGGCAACTGCTGGAACTCAGGACTCTTCATGTAGAGTCCGTGAATCTCAAGGTGTGTCGCCTTGTTCTCGTATACGAGTGGCTGTAGTGCCGCCTCCTGGAGAACCTGGTGAATCATACCTTCTGGAATTGCCATTGGATCCTGCTGAATAGCCATCTGGACAGCCTGTACAGCTTCCTGTACCGCCATCATGTTGATTGGCTCGCCCTTAACCATCTTGTCGTGTTCGCGGTATGCCTGATCCTCGTCCGCTTCGAAGTGTGCTCTCAACCCTCGCATATCAGCGATGTCGAGGTACTTCAGTGCGGTTCGTGGGTTCAGGATCTGCTTCTCTACCAAGTCGAGAATCTGCTGCTGGCGACCAGCGCGGGAACGCGGTAGACCAGAGCCGGACTCAGCGTGGAACGAGAAGCCGCCTTCCAGGTCGGAGTTCATGAACTTCTTAACCTGGATGGCCCCGCCCTCACCTCGGATCTTCAGCAGACGCGGCTCGATGTAGTAGTTCTTCGCCAGAAGAACCATCAACTTGCCTGCGCGCGCTAGCGCCTCTTCGATACGCCCAATAACAGGCGCGATCTGATCGGCCACCGCTTCCTGAATCAACTCAAGCTGGTAACCGGAGTCCGAACGCGCAGGAAGCTGATCCCGCTGCGACGGTAGCCGGTTGAATAGCTTGTCGATTCGCTGCTGAATGTCCGCCAAGATGTTCATGGTGGACTGAGGTAGGTTAGGTGAATTACGCCACTCAGGGGCAAGGCCCTGAATTGGCTGATACTCGAACACAGCCCCTGGCTCGTCTGTCAGTCGCTGTCGAAGCGAACCGATAGGCGCAAGCATCTGCGGCTTGATAGTCAAGTCCTTGAACTGAACCATCTGTGACAGCGTTCGGTTTAGCTCCTTCTGGAGCGGTCGAACGTGAGTAACAAGCGGTTCGTCGGTAGCAGAGTCTGGACGCTCAAGCCCAGGGAACTTGACGATAGGGAGTTCGTTGAATGGGAACTGCCACGGCTCGTCAAGTAGAATTTCATTCGGCTCTTCGATCCAGACAACGTAGCGGCCCTTAGGCATCACTGGTGTCGGACGGAAGTAACCGATGTATACGTCGCGTACCGTCTTAGGTGTGGTGTTAGCACGCTCCTTCGAGTACGCAAGAGGAATGTGTGTAAGGGCTGGAGAAGAGTTTGGCTCAACACGCTTCTTGTAACGAGCGTAGATGTCGTCAACATCCATCGCGTGCTTACAGATCACATAGTTGGCATCCTCGTAGCGGGTAGCCGCTGGGTCGATTAGAACGTTCTCCCCAGGTAGCACCTCTACCTTGATGTCACCTACATAGATGGTCTGCTCAAACTGCTCCAGGATCGGCTTTGGATCCTGGCCTTCTGCCTTTGCCATTTCGGTAATCTGCTCGCGGAAGGCATCTGCCATATCCTCGTTGAGGATAGGCTGCCCGTCCGGGCCAACCGTAATCCGCATTGACTTCCCAGCGAACGGATCCCAGGTGATCTTCCAGTACCCCTGGCTCAGACAACTCAGGATCAATGCTGACTGTAGCTTGCTCTTCAGGTGGAAGTCCTCCCACCAGTAGTCGAAGAGCGAACTACCAACCTGCGCGGCACATACATCGCGGTACGCGCTTGAGTCAGGTGTAGCGGTGATTACCGGCTTGTTCTTTGTAAGCTGGGCAGCATAGTGCTGTACGCCCGGTAGGATCTGGTTCGAGGTAAGACGTACCTTCCACCGAGGCTTATCGCCTTCGGCCACCGGAAGTGTCTCAACCTCGTTGCTAACACGGTTCCAGAATACCCACTGATCGCCCTTGTAAAAGGCGCGGTTCAGCGACCATTCGCGGACATCGGTGACCCGAAGATCCTCTAGCTCGCGCCGCTTGTCAGCGAGCGCGTCCGCAGTATGAAGCTGCGATACGCTCTTGTACTTAGGCGCGTCGGCCACGAGTCACCCCCTAATAGGTAATGTCAGTGTTCAATGCGCCGATCTGCTCCAGGGCTAGTCTCGCCGCCTCTGCTGAAATCTGTCCGGTCTGCTCCATGTGGATAATGTCCTCTTCATCGTCCGACAGATACGGTCGGTACTCATGAGGCGCTTCACGATCATCCTCAATGTCACGGATAGGCGACGGCATCATAGACCGTCGCTCCAGTAGAGGTGTGCCAAACTGCAATCGGAACCAATCAACCTGATCGGCCAGAACTGTAATTGTCTTGTCCTTTTCGGCGCAGCACTTACACTTCAAGTTAAGCCTCGCTTCCAAGTTCAGAATCGAAAGGATTGTTCGCACCCGCTCGCTTGTTGACGATCTGCTCCCATGCTTCTTCATCCAACGTCTTAACTGATGGAGTGTCAACAGGAGTGTAAGCAGGCAGTAGAACACCAGCCGCGCTAAGCGCAATCTCAACAGCGTCAAGTAGGTCGTCCTTTGGGTTCTTGAGAGTAGAGTCATAGCTAACCCACTCGTCAATGAAGTCAGTCTGCGTCTTGTGAATACGCATCTTGCCGATCTTGAAAATCGGAGCCATTGATAGCAGGCGCTCGAACTTCTTACCGCGTGAGATAACCGGCACGATAGGTGGTAGCCCTTCCATACGCTCCGCCTGCTGTGCAAGCGCACGCTGGAAAGCGTTGGATTCAATGCCGATGTACTCAGGTCGGTACTTCAGGAACCATTCCTTGATCTTGTCCACCTGATCCGGGAACGCAAGTCGATCCTTGAAGGTGTCGAGAAGGAATGCCTGTGTGTTATCCTCAGTTACGCCGATGATCGCCATAGCGAAGTAGTCAGCGCGATCTGAGAGAGACACCGCAGGGTCAACCGCCATGTACTTGCGGACAGCCACGCGGCCGTCGTCGCGTACAGGAAGCTGGATTGTGTCCGGCTCGGCTACCTTACCGACTGTGTAATACTTCAGCCAGTCGCCGTGTAGCTCCACACCCTGCATAGCGTCGAACGCAGCAAGGTATTCCTGCTTGAACATGATCGGGTGGAAGTGGGCCTTAGCCCATTCCCATTCACCCTTGTCGTTGTACGGGTTGTCGATGAAGGTGTATTCAACGCGGAACTGCTCAGGGTCGTTCTCTTCCACTCGCTGCCAGAACTCTTCCCACAGCCAGTTCTTACCACGCGGAGTGGTAGTGGTGATAACGAGACCAACCTTGTCCGAGAGCGCCGGTCGAGCAACCTCGTAAGCTTCTACAGTTGGAACGTGCGCGGCTTCGTCAATCCACAACATATCCAGACCCGCTCCACGAAGTGTCTGCGGATCTTCAGCGGTTCTGAAGTGGACTACTGAGCCGTTAGCAAACTCACAAATCTTGTCAGCGCGGTTGTACTTGTAGTCCTGTCCGGCTACAAGTCCCGCCTGGTCGATACACTCAAGGAAGGTCACGCGGGACGGACGCCCTAGCTCGTGATCCTTCGCCAGCACCCACACCCACAAGCTCTTCTTGCGGTTAGGGCCTGGATAGTCGGCGTGAAACTGCTCCGGGAAGAGACAGTAGAAGAGAACTTCCCACGCCGCGCTGAGTGTCTTTCCACCTCGCCGTCCGGCTACAAGGTGCCGGTACCGACAAAGCTTTCCCTCGTGGTTAGCGCTATGGAAAGCAGCCTGCCACTCATGCGGGAAATACCCCTTAGAAGCAAACCAATACAGCTTCAGGGGAAACTTGTTGATGAAATCCGGGAAGGCGCGTGCCGCGACATCCTTAGACCAATCGCTACCACCGGCAGCTACGGACTTGATACCTGGCACACGCCCTCCCTTCAGTCTACTTAGACGTGTCCGCCTCCACGAGGGCCAACTACGATCACTCTAGCGGTTACCGCTGACTGATCGGAAGCGTTTGCCGCTTCGGTTGCTACGCCTGTCCAGACAAGCAACTTGCTGTTGGTCGGATCGAAGGTGACAATTCGCCCGTTAGCAGCGGTAGCGCCGCTGAAGGTAGGAAAGATGGCGTCGATAGAGTCCAACTTGAAGTCGGACGCTGCGACAGCCTCACCACCTGTTGGGTACGAAGAGTCAAACGTCACGTCGTAAACATGGATTCGAGAGTTCAGACCAATGCGGTGCTGAACCTTAGTTAGTGTTAGAGCCATTAGTTTCTCCTGTAGTCGTAATCACGACTCTCGGAGTATGTCCACAAGTAGGACATCTTCCGCAAGTCTCACACGGACGAGGCCGTGGCACGGATGGGTATGGGTTGTATGGGAGCGCAGTTCCAGGGCGACCATATGGCTGCCACGGAGCCGCGTTACCGGGAATATAGAAGTGCATTAACCCTCAATTCGATCAACGAATCCAGCCTTCAACGCATCTTCCGCGTCTAGCCAGATGTCGTCCTTCCACTTGTTTCTCAAGCTGGCGCGTGTCCAATTCGACCGCGCGGCAAGGGTGTCGAGTACCTGAGACTGAAGCCGCTCATTGAACTTGATGGCGTTCTTCATTTCTGAGGTGGCACCCTCTACTACGCCCTGTACCTCATGGAGCATCAGCCAAGCCTTCGGAGAGGCGATTCGCTCTTCCCCAGCCTGGAGAATTACCGCGCCCATCGAAGCGCACAGCCCGATAGCCACAGTGGTTAGCTTGTGTCCCTTTGCGCGTAGGCGCATCAAAAAGTCAAAGAAGGCGTTACCAGACACCACCACGCCGCCCTCGCTGTTGATTTCGAGGGTGATTGGTGCGCCAGGATGCAGGTTGCTCCAAACGGTCATGTTGTCCATTAGCTCATGCACCTTGGCGTCGTTAACAACGCCCAATAGTGTGAAGTGCCCAGCCGCAACGGGGCTGTTCTCAATCACACCACGTTCCTTCTGAAGCTTCCAAACCTTGAGTTCTAGCTCCTGACACGCAAGTTCTAGCTCGCGCTCTTGTAGCTTCGCCTTCTTAGTCTGCGACATTATCCCCTCTTGGTTCTACAGTCAGGGCACCTAGTCCACCATGCGCGAACTTCGTGCCTACAGTTGGGGCACTGCCAGTCCGTAGGGCGGGGGCGCAAAGGCCGCTTACGGCCCGCGCCTGTCCCGCCCTTAACGGTTGCGTACATCTTTAGGTGTCTACGCCAATCGCAAACACACGAGTTGCAACTGCGCTTAGGTCAGTGGTTGCCGCCACTTCTGGAAGCGCGATGTCTGCGCCACCTGCTGCGCCCGGATCCTTCTGACGGAATGCCTTTAGCTTCGAGTTGGTGTAGTCATAAGCAAAGACGTAGCCGTCAACCGGCTCCGCGTGTACCAGGATCAGCGAGTCCAGACGAAAGTCACCAGCAGTTAGAGACTCGCCGCCAGTAGCGTATGACGAGTCAAAGGTGAACTTAACTACGCGAGTAGTCAGACCACGCCAATCGTAAAGGTCAAGAACAGTACCTGCCACGTTCGCTCCTTAAGTCAGATAGACTTCACACCGATAGGTAATGTTGGTGTTCAGTGTAGTTACCAACCGAAGATACTTGTACTTCCGCTTAGAGAAGTTAAGCTGCTTTCCGGTCGCTGTAGCCGTTCGCGTTGTGGTGGCGAACGTGTCGTTCGAGTCAGTAACGTATCCTAGATCAAACCAGTCACTGCCATCATCAATACGGCCCTGCACCTTCCAGGTGACTGTAGGGCCTGCCCCTGCTGCTTCCACGACAAACTGGACGATAGCTGTCTCGTACCCACCGCCGACGTGAACTGCATCATGGGTGTTGTTTCCAGTTGTCCCGGTAGCAGCCAGTGTGTACTTCTCAAAAGTAGGCAACTATCCTCCAATCGTGGACAAAACAAAAAAGGGTGCGATAGGTCTGCCGTCGAACCCCGGTAAGATCGAGGCAGCGCTCAGCCACGCCCTAGGACAAGGGCGGAGCAGCCACCAATCGCGCCTCCATAAGCGAGAATGCCCACTCAGCGACACGCCCCCGCCGAAGCCACCGTCCCGTCTACTACCGTAGCAACGCCGCAAGTTGCGACAAGACTACAGCCTCGAACGGGGCCGGTCAATGACCACGGAGAAAGCTACCGCATCCCTGACAACCTCCATCTCGGTTGACGCTTTACCGGAGCACGATTGGGTCGGCAGACCCATCGCACCCGAGGCTCCAAGGGCAGGATTCGAACCTGCGACACACTGGTTAACAGCCAGTCGTTCTACCACTGAACTACCCTGGAACGATTGTGCGTGTTTAGATGTACGCACCCATCATAGGTACCCCGTGAGGGCTTCGAACCCCCGACCTTGAGATTAAGAGTCTCCTGCTCTACCAGCTGAGCTAACGAGGTATGGCACCGGCAGCAGGAATCGAACCCGCTCCTGGAGGGTTGGAGCCTCCTTGGTCACCATGACCTTACCGATACGAAATGGCTGGCCTACCTGGATTCGAACCAGGATTTCTAGGTTCAGAGCCTAGCGTCCTACCGATTAGACGAAGGGCCAACGAAAATGGAGCATCCAGCGGGACTTGCACCCGCACCAACAGCTTGGAAGGCTGTTGTGCTGCTGTTAACACCATAGATGCTCGAAGGGGTGAACGATGGGAATTGAACCCACGGCGAGCAGATTCACAGTCTGCTAGAGCCACCACCGGCTCCCCGATCACCATGAAAGGACACGCTGGGCAGAATCGAACTGCCGTGTAACGGGTTGCAACCGTTTGCCTTACCTCTCGGCCACAGCGCGATAGGTCTCCCGAGTAGGATTCGAACCCACGACTCGCGGGGTAGAAGCCCGCTGCTCTTCCACTGAGCTATCAGGAGAAATTGGCGGATGCGGAGGGGAACGATCCCCCACAGGGTTATTAGCCCCATCACGGTTTTCAAGACCGATAAGCACGCCAGCCTTGCGCGCATCCGTATAGGCGGTAGGCCAGGGAGTCGAACCCTGACAGCCGTGAAGCTGGACTGGCTAGCAACCAGTTGCGATACCGTTACGCCAGCCTACCGTGGTACACGACCTAGGAATCGAACCTAGCTGAACCGCCTTATCAGAGCGGCGCATTCTACCAGTCTGCCAGTCGTGCAAGAAGCCGGGATCAACGCGGGTACCCACTCCCCCGGACGATTGGTGCTTCCCCTCGGATTCGAACCGAGACTGTACCGGGTTTGAACCGGCATCCTCTACCAATTGGGATAGAGAAGCGTAGTGAACTTCTAGGTGCGCCACGAGGGAGTCGAACCCCCACGCCTTTCGGCACTGGTTTCTAAGACCAGCGTGTCTACCGTTCCACCAGTAGCGCATGGTACCCAGCGAGGGAATCGAACCCCCAACCTTCTGCGTGTAAAGCAGCCGCTCTCCCTGATTGAGCTAGCCGGGTAAGACGAGCGTATTTCCTGCGGCGCTCCCCGCAGAACCGAGTTTCGAGGTGAGAGGACGGTCGGCCTCCCGCTCAGTCGGACAGAGCCGACATAGGTCTCCGAGGTAGGGGTCGAACCTACGACCTTAGCCTTCGCAGGGCTACGCTCTTCCACTGAGCTACCCGGAGATAGTCTTGTCAAACAATGGCCCCGCTGTCTGCACATGGAAATCCTTGTTGCAGTAATAGGTGCCAATCCACCTGTCTCGGTGGTCGTAAAACTTGATGAAGATAGGCGGCACGCCGCCCTCTCTGCCTAGGATTTCTTCCTTACGATAGATCATAGGTCTCCCCTGAGCGATTCGAACGCCCGACCGACAGGTTCGAAGCCTGTTGCTCTTCCACTGAGCTAAGGAGAGATGGAGCCGCCGCAGGGAGTTGCACCCTGACCCCTCGCTTACAAGGCGAGTATGCTGCTGTTGACACCAAAACGGCGTGAAACTGGAGCCTTCGCCGGGGATCGAACCCGGCCTACGGCCTTACCAAAGCCGTGTGCTGCCGCTACCACTACAAAGGCCCAAAATTGGCGGTCTCGACGGGGATCGAACCCGCGATCTTTCCCGTGACAGGGGAAAATGTTTACCACTACACCACGAGACCGTGTTAGGTCACTCGTGCGGGAGTCGAACCCGCGTTAGAGGCTTGAAAGGCCCCCGTCCTAACCACTAGACGAACGAGTGATGGTGGAGACACAGGGAGTCGAACCCTGAACTTCGGCGTGCAAAACCGACGTGTTCCCATTAGCACTATATCCCCAGGAAAGAAATGACTGTGGTGGCCGGATTTTCCATACCGACAAGGGAAGGAAACACTGGTTGGCTCGTTTGTAAGTTAACCAGTTACGACCCTACTCAGCGTTTTCGGGTGTCCCCGACTCCTACCTCCCGCCATCGCGGTGCCAGGAGTGGAAGCCCTCACGCAGGTTGCGCCCTGGGCCACTCCCATCACGGAGCCGCTGCTGCCTTCACTACCCGGTGTTTCAACGGGTAGCCGTTCTTGCCACACCACCCCCATCCGGTAATGCTTCCAGGCCGCTAAACCCTTCAGCCCTTCAGGGGTGTCAATTCTAGGTCTGAATGGAGGGAATCGAACCCCCGACCCCACGCTCCCAAAGCGCGTGCTCTACCAGCCTGAGCTACATTCAGATGGGCTACAAAGGTGAGTATCACGCCCCCACCAACGGCGGTAGACACAGACTAGCAGCCGTGTCAAATAGGACGCCCTAACGGGATTCGAACCCGTGTCCCCGCCGTGAGAGGGCGGGATCCTGAACCACTAGACGATAAGGCGTTGGTGCTGCCCGTAGGAATCGAACCTACTCCCACCACAGGTGGCACGGGGTTACAGCCCGCTTCCAGTCCATCTGGTTGAACAGCATGGGCGGCGCACATTTCGGTGAAAGCCGTACTCTGCGCGCCACATTGGAGTCTCCACCGGGACTCAAACCCGGCCTTACGCCTTGGCAAGGCGTCGTGCTATCGCTAACACCACAGAGACAAGATGGTAGCGGAGACGGGACTTGCACCCGTGACCTAAGGCTTATGAGGCCCCCGCGCTGCTGCTGCGCCACTCCGCGTCGTTAGGTGGGATGGGAGGGATTCGAACCCCCGACGCGCACCGTTTCAAGGTGCCGCTCTACCGCTGAGCTACCGACCCATAAAAGAACCTACACTACATATAATCACACGGTACCCCGGTTTTGTCCGGTTTGGTACCCGTCTGCGACCCGAGCGCCGCATCGTTTGGCCCCGGTTGGGAATGGGCGGCGCGCCTATGCTTATGTAAGCTTACGAGTGCTTCGGGCCTAAAGGCCCGAAAGGAAGTGCGTTCGGTACGCTTCACCGCTTTCGTAAGCTTACTACTAGGATTTTAGGCTTCACCTAGTATAATCACACCGAGAGGCACTTTTGTCCGGTTTTGCTCTGAAAGGTAGGAGCAACGGCATCCCTTTTTGGGGTCGCAAATGAGATGAGATGCCA